CAAGGAATAGTGGCCAGCCAAGCCTCACGCTGTACAAATTTGGATATAACGAGTTCGTCATCCAAATCAACACCACAAATCTTAGGATCAATAGAAAGTTCATTCTTTGAATCCAAAGTTGCCTTCTCAATGGGCTGACCTATTTCAGTAGCAGCAAACTGAGGAAATGGTGAAGATCTGAATGCATGGACATCATCTATCACAGGAACATTCGTAAAACCAAATACAGAAGCTATATTAGCAACTGCACCTGCCGCCATAGAAGTAGCTGTTGCAAAAGAACCAATGACAGGTACATCTGTCAAGTAACCAGCAGCACGAGCAATGGCTGAAGCAGGTTTGGATACGGTGCCTTCATGTGAATATTCGTCTTTCGACTTCATCTTCTTCGCCTTACTCTGCACAGATAACTTGATTGTGGGGCCAGCCAACTCAACATCCGAAGCCCAAGCATAAACTTGTATCGTTAGATCAGTTCCAACAATACCGTTTGCTGTGAGCAATGGAATAAAAGTTTGCAAATTTATGGCACCCATATCAGACAAATCGTCTGTGCGAGTAGCATCAAGCCACTCCTTATGGTAAAGAAATGGCAACACCATATGACCTCCCTGATTCCCTTGTGGATACAAATAGACGTGTGGTCTCTGGGTAAAAGCAGTCAAGTGACGCTCACCCGATGTGTCCAACTGAATTGGAGCAGGATTAAAAGAAGTCAAAGGTGTATAGAAAACGCCGATTCCTGTATAATAAAAAGGTGAAGCATTCAAAACAAACTTCAAATTAAGATTGCATCTCAACATGTAGTAGTTATCAAGCTTCCTCTTGATTGCAGGATTGGTGAAGTAGAGTTGCCACGGACGAAATTCGGACGTGACTACATCAAGCTCACCACCAACGGCGAGATCAAATTTGGCGATTTTAACAGGCCTCATAAGAAAGTTTGCTAGGTCTGAATTCTGAGATCGATCACCCTTGACATAATCAATAGTCTTGGGTAACTGAATCGAAGATCCAGCGTTCTCATCATCAAATCCAACATTTTCCTGTTGGACCATGCCATCGCCATCCGATTCATGTTTGGCATTCATATCGACAGTCGCCGATTGTACCTCATATGAATGGAGCGAATCGCCAGTTGAACTGGCGATAAGGTCTGAATTCCCAACTTGGGGAGTGCCAGGCCTAGGAAATTCCACCAAGCCCATGGTTTTACCACGGAGCAGCGGTGGAGGAGTGACCAAATTATTTGCCTGTTCAGTCTCCAGGCATTTTCTGCAAATAGAACCAAGCCATCATAGTGCAACGCTTTGTGGCTTAACTAATAACGTGCACCCCTTACGCCTATTGGGCTCAACCAAACCCTTCTCTAAATAGAGACTTTGAGGAACGCTCTGGTGGAATTTCACACATCGACCCACGCTCTGAGTGGATAATGACGCAAGAGATGATTCCCGCTCAGCAGTAACTGCCGAAGTGTGGTCATTTTTGCTTGAATAGGATGGGCGACAACCCACCCGCTCCGAATTCACCCAAAACTCCTCCTTGAGTTGGGAAAAAGTCGGGAATGTCGAATCGGTAATCCACATTTCAAAACCAATTTCAGTTAAAACATGCTTTAGCAAATTGCGTTTTTCTTCAAACACGTGTTTTCCGTAATAGAAATACTCGCGAACGGCAGAAGTGACAACAGCAACAGCCTGTTCTTGTTCTGATATGGTCTTAGATCGGGTCCACACCATCAACATCTTTTCTATAGATTCATGTTCCAAAGGCGCCAAATAAGCACCTACATCATGATTGTAACGCCACCTTCTTTTCAGAAAGGTTGCGTCATCAATATGAATATATGGAATTGATTCTTGTTCCTTATCAGCCATAGTATATGTGATTCCCATATCTCCAAAAGCATGAACTAATGAAGTGTGATTATACCAATATGCCCGTTC